TACTATGAATACAATGATGGGAGGGAATCAAACTGGCCCATTGACTTTGAAATTTATATTAATGGAAAAAGTCTAGGTATATTTACTGTTAGTCTTGAATCTGAACCAGTTTTCTCTGCAACTAAAAAAGTGGTGAATAATGAATGATAACGTAATGAAGCTTGTTGATTTAGAAGATATGGACTGGAAAGAAACCCTCATCGAACTATGAACGAACAAGTTCTAGAAAATGGACGACGGGCAATAGCAAGGGAGTGCTTAAGCGAGCTAACAGCTCTCGATAAATACGACGATAAAGCAGCAACAGCTATTCTTGATAAATACACACCAAAGTTCAAATTAATTATGTCTGAGCATCAGATGAGAAAGTCTACGCCAAAAGCCTGGCTTTCTTATTATGTTCGGGATGTTAGAAAAGAAAAATAACACATTATTATATGGAGCTAAGTTATGGCTATGTCAGGAAAATTAATGAAAGCCAGCGCATGGGGAATTAGGGAATTTGAAAAAGACTCTATCCCGGACAATAGAACTATCAAGCATTGGATAGAAATAGGAAAATTAAAGGGAAAGATTATTGACGGGTCGGTTTGGGTTAGTTCATCTGAAAGATGGGGAGTTGACTCTGTTATTTCATCATGTGTAAATCAATTAATCAGAGATTCGTAAGATGGCAAGCAGACCAAGGAAGAAAGAATTCAGGCATTTACCCGATTATTTATATTTTGATAAAAATAAAGGTCAATATCGTTTCATTTTAACAAATGGTAAAAAGAAAAACATAGGTAGCGATAAGACTGTCGCTATTGCCATAGCAAGGGAATATAACAATATCATGAGGCCGGAATCATCTGTATCCGTCAATTCACTAGTTAAAGAATCAGGTGGAAAATACGGGGAGGCATTACCTTTGTCAAATTATATTGATGACTTATTTTCCCGTATTGTTAAAGATGAAAATCCGTCTGACAACACTCTCGCGGACTGGCGAAATGATATAGAACGAATGAAGGCGTTTTTTACTGATATATCCGCGTCAGAAATATCACTGGAACACGTTAATAATTATATCAAACAGTATCATAACGATGCGTCAGCAAACGTTCAAAATAGGAAGGTCTCTTTCTTAAAAAAAGTATTCAGCTACGCAATGGATGAATCATTAATGCTCGACAATCCAGCAGAGCGTAAGAAAATGAAACGTACTGATAAAAAGAAACGTCGCAGGCTTTCATTTGATGATTTCATGCTTATCCGTAATGCAGCGGAACCTTGGTTAAGAACGGCAATGGATCTGGCATTACAAACGACTCAGGCGCGGCTAGAAGTTTCCCGTATCAGATACAACATCAAATCACCGAAGGAAGGTGTTTGCGGTTGCATGTGGTATTCAGAACCCAAAAACGGCATCCATGGAATGCTCTATATTCACAGACAAAAAGTCCAACATAAAGAAGCATCACATATAGCTATCCCGATTGGCCCAACGATAAAGGCTATCATTGATGCTAGCCGGGACAATATTGCAAGTCCATATGTTGTTCATCGAGTACCGGATCGCTTATCAAATAAAATAAGCCAGGAAGTTAATCACCCAACTCAAATTGCCCCCGATTATCTCAGTCGTACTTTTTCAAAATTAAGAGACAAAGTTGGAGTGGCTGCAAGTCTTCCAGTTGAAGAGCGCCCTACGTTTCATGAAATTAGGGCATTAGCAGCGCACATGTTTAAAATCCAGGGTATAGATCCACAAGCTCGAATGGCTCACAGTGACGCTGAATCTACAAAAATTTATACTCAAAATCATGTTGACTGGGTTGAAGTTCCGCACGCAGAAATAGCCGTCTGATAAGTGGAAAAACCCGACTTAACTTATTGATGTATATAATGCAGATTTTGCGCATTTTGCACTGTTTGCATTCACAGTTAAAATCCTCGCAACCCGCACCGCATAAGGCTTTGAACGTGAATTGGTCGCAGTCATGGGGTGTCGGGGGTCGTAGGTTCAAATCCTATCATGCCGACCAAATTTCCCTAGAAAAACCAACCTGTTAGGGTTGGTTTTTTTATGCTAGGGATTTGGCTCTGGTAAAACTCCGATTTAAAATCTGACATTTGTCGCCATTAACAAACCATCTCCCCTCACCTATAAACATAAGTCTATCTAATTAATTGGCATGAAGCCGGTCTTATTACTTCGGCACTTCCAGCCATGTAACATCAGGAGCCTGTGAAGTATCTACACAGTTTAACATCACTGAGTAGTGCACCATCAATACGACTCGGCATCGGTAACAATATTCAGGCTAATCGCATCCAAAGAGGCTCAATTTTCTTCTCTGCTTATGTTCATTAGTCGATGCTGCTCTGTTTTGACGCCGTAAATGTACATATCAATACCCTATAGCAAACCAAAAAACAGGTGATTGATCGTACGTGTTGGTCGCCTGGTCAACCGTCACCCATGCACCCTCTTGCGTTGAGCCTCCAAAATATGCAGATAGTATTCCTACTACTTTGTTCAGCAACGTAACCGTCGCCAAACCGCCAAAACAACCATTTGAGAAACGAATTGGGAATTGAACCCACTCGCGGCTTTCTCCCAAATTCCCCTTAGTGTATCCCCATTGACAAGTTACACCTGTATCCCCGCACTTCCACCAACCGTTAACACCTTTACTGGATGTATTCTTGTTATCTTTTACATTAATACGATTATCTACTTCCGCTTTAGTATACGCCCCTACATCCACTGCACTCAGACTAATATCTGTACTTAACGCTTTCCCATTCACTTTCCGGATATTAGGTACTCTATTATTAATATCTTCACGCAATAAATTTACTATTTCCTGAGCAAGCTTTTGTGTAACCGCCAATGTGTCGCTATTGCCCACCACATCCGTAAGCTGAACAACACCTTTTTGTGTTAATGAGGCATCGGGAACTTTTGCTGTGGTTTTTTGTTCTAAAGCTCTATTTAATTGTGCGGTGAGTTTAGCTATATCCCCATCATCGAGAACATCCTCACCAGATTGTGTCGAAATGAAATCAGCCAAGACAGATGATATGGTTGATGATTGACGTAATGCCTTATTTAATAAGTGAGTGGGAACATCATTTGGTGGAAACCCAGTCAGTAAATCCTTACTTTCTTCATATAATCTCTGACTCACGACATTAGCATTATTACTAATAGAAAAAGCTTTAAAATCATTTTTCTGACTCATATATATTCCTTAAATTAAATAATATTATTTTATAGACGATTTATCACAATTCAGTGTATTTCAATAAAATAATAATAAAACACCCTTATAACTCAGAAGGCTGATTATTTTTATATAATTCAAAGAGTAAAAGACCTAATATTCTCAACCAAAAAAACACTAAATCCATTTATATTTAACATCTGGAAACTATTTTTCTCTTATTCCTTATATCACTTCCTGAAACTCCCACCGATTAACGCTCCACACTGAATCTTTAGGCATTTTAACCCTAATAGAATTCAGGAATATCATAAGGCTATCCACCTTTGTAAAATAGGTTACTGGTTTTACCTAGTGTATTCACATAATAAGTGCAACATCGTTAATCTGGAAGTAAACATGTTCGTATTCCTTTAACCACTTCATTGTGCTCTGACTTTGAATTTTGAGATCCATTTTTGAATATCTGGTTTTAATAAGTTTTTGAACTAATTCGGTTTGCAGAATTTGCACTGTTTGCATTCACAGTCAAAACTCGCGAAACCCATGTGTAGCAAGGCCTTGAGCCAAATAATACTATTGTCATAGAGTGTCGGATCATAGGTTTAAACCCTATCATACTGACCAAGTTTCCCCAGAAAAACCAACCTGTTAGGGTTGGTTTTTTTATTTGCGGGATTTGTCTCTGGTAAAACTCCGATTTAAAATCTGGCATTTGCCACCATTAACAAACCATCGCCCCTCATCTATAAACATAAAACTATCTAATTAATTAACATAAAGCCGGTTTTATTACTTCGGCACCTCCGATCTCTCAACATCAGGAACCTGTGAAGTATCGGCCCTACTCAGTAATACCCGGTACTTATTCCAGGCTGTTAATCCATCTGGCGGTATCTCAATCGGACAAGAGAAGCCCACACTCATGAGGATCATTATGCTGCTCTCACTATATAGTTAAATGCTATATTGCGGGGGCGATTTTCTGAGGCTACAGGAACAACTCTTGACGTGTCGAACCCAAAGCCGTATGTAGTATCCGGGTTGAGATTACTTACCGATTTGAAACTGCCATCTGTTGCTATTCCAAGAACTTGGCTAGCATAAAAAGCCCCTCTTACTGCCAAATGATAGTTTGGTGCTATCGTGCCAGCAAACGAACCCTGGATATTTCTGATGGCATCTCCCTGAGGAGTTAGAATTCTACGGCCACTATCAATACCTCGACCATCATCCCAACCTCGAATAAATTCGCCTCTTAAATCAGGTAATCTACCATCAGGATAGGCTTCGGCTAATTTCGGAAATTTCAACTTATCAAAGGCCGCACCGTTACATTGCAACCATCCAGCGGGCGGTGTGGCAGTCGGCCAAGGAGCAGGCACACCTACAGGAATGTTAGAGATACTCGAAATTTTCTGCTCTAATGCTCTATTTAATTGCTCAGTGAGTTTAGCTATATCCCCATCATCAAGAATATCCTCTCCAGATTGTGTCGAGATGAAATCAGCCAAGACAGATGATATGGTTGATGATTGACGCAATGCCTTATTTAACATATGAGTGGGAACATCATTTGGGGGAAACCCTGTCAGTAAATCCTTACTTTCTTCATATCTTTCCTGACTCACTACATTGGCATTATTACTAATAGAAAAAGCTTTAAAATCATTCTTGTGACTCATATACCTTCCTTAAATTAAATGATGTTATAATCAATATATTGAATTATTGTAAAAATAATCCTTCTGCAATTCACGCCAATCAAAGTCTAATTCAGAAAAAGAATAATGCAGTGTTCTTATTACTTATAAGGTTAACTGTTTTTGTATAATTGGCAGCAATAAGCAATCCAATATTTTAAAGTCGAAAACATACCCTAAATTTATATTTAATATCTGTAAGCTATTTTCCCCTTAATTTTTACCAACCATTTATGGCTGTTTTTTTATTTCTGGAATTTTATTAAAGCAAAAGCCAATCGGGAGAATTTATTTATTCTCCCTTGATTTAAAGCCTATTGTTACCTACAAACTCAATAAAAAAACCAACTCTTTAACCTTTATCACATCGTTAGGAAATGTACCGCCATTAAAACCCCCAAGCGTACCAGACACATCTTGACCCAACTACCGGTCCAAATTCTTTAGAGTTGCGACTCAAGGTGCCAAGATTTTCCGCAGTGAAGCCTGATAATTGAATATTATTTATTTGCCAAATTGCTGTCATAATTCCACCACCGCTATCTTGCTGGCCAACTATAATAACCTTTTGAGGGAAAGGAATTGGGAAACTAACATTTACATTAGGACTGGTATATCCAGTAATATTAGATATTCCCCACTGAAATATTATCCCAGTATCACCACATTTCCACCAACCATTCTCTGATTTTAAGACTGTATTTTTAGCTCCTCTGCCATTGATTTGGTGGTCTATTTCTGCTTTGGTATATGATCCTATATCCACGGCATTCAAACTGATATCCGAGCTTAACGCCTTCCCATTCACTTTCCGGATATTAGGTACTCTATTATTAATATCTTCACGTAATAAATTTATTATTTCCTGAACAAGCTTTTGTGTAACCGCCAATGTGTCACTATTGCCAATCACATTTGTCAGCTGAACAACGCCTTTTTGGGTTAACGAAGCATCTGGAACCTTTGTTGTGGTTTTTTGTTCTAAAGCTCTATTTAATTGTGCGGTGAGTTTAGTTATATCCCCATCATCCAGAACATCATTACCAGATTGTGTCGCAATGAAATTGGCTACGACAGATGATATGGTTGACGATTGACGCAATACTTTATTTAACAAATGAGTAGGTACGTCATTTGTCGGAAACCCAGTTAGCAAATCCTTACTTTCTTCATATCTTCCCTGACTCGCTACATTAGCATTATTACTAATAGAAAAAGCCTTAAAATCATTCTTGGGACTCATATACCTTCCTTAAATTAAATGATGTTATAATCAATATATTGAATTATTGTAAAAATAATCCCCAATTCACACCAATTAAAGTCTAGTTCAGAAAAAGAATAATGAGGTATCTTTATTACTTATAAGGTTAACTGTTTTTGTATAATTGGTAGCAATAAGTCATTCAGTTTTATCTCAAGTTATAGATGGAATCTTTCGACATTTAAATTATAACATCAGAAAAATAACTGTAAAAATAGCCTGCTTATTCAGGCCATCTTCATTATTTTGGTGGTTACGCCCATTGGATATCAGTTAATAATTTATTATTGTCTTATACTCCCAAATAAATTATAGGTATCATACTGACGTTTAGCGGACGATTTTCGTTTGCCGTTGGTACAACTTTTGATGCATCAAAAGTGGCATAGGCTGAATATGAATGTTGGCTATTATCTACCGTTCCCGCAGCAACTACATTAGCGTTACTCTTAACACCATGAAATACTCCACTGACTCGAGTAAAAAGCCCATGCCCCCACCACCCCAAATCACCTGTAATATTTCTAATCGTATCTCCCTGTCTCACACCAGGTGTCAACCCAGCACGCATAAATACCCCTCGTCCATCAACAAACAAATTAGGGAGGTTGATTTTATCACCATTCTGCTTAATTCCCCATGCTGCCTTATATGCATCAGATAAATTATTCAATGCCCTACCAACAGTTGAATCAATCGTGTGAACAGCCCCATCCGCAATATACTCTCCTTTAGCCAAATCTGATGCCGGATGTGCAGATAAGTAAATATCACCCGGCCGTTTTGCTCCGATATCAATCGCGGAAAGTGTAATATCCTCAGCCAATGTCTTCCCGTTAATTTTCCGAGTATTAGGTACTCTGACATTAATATTTTCACGCAATGAATTTATTATTTCCTGAGCCAGCTTTTGTGTCACCGCCAATGTGTCACTATTACCTACCACATCGGTAAGCTGAACAACACCTTTCTGAGTTAATGAGGCATCTGGAACTTTAGGTGTACTTTTTTGTTCTAAAGCCCTATTTAATTGCTCAGTAAGTTTAGCTATATCACCATTATCCAGAACATCATCACCAGATTGTTCCGCAATAAAATTAGCTACAACAGATGATATGGTTGAAGATTGACGTAATACTTTATTTAACATATGAGTGGGAACATCATTTGGGGGAAACCCAGTCAGCAAATCCTTACTTTCTTCATATCTTTCCTGACTCACTACATTGGCATTATTACTAATAGAAAAAGCTTTAAAATCATTCTTGGAACTCATATAAAATCCTTAAATTAAATAATATTATTTTATAATTAATCCTAGCTCTATTTAAGAACAGTCAATTCCGAGGCACGTAAATTCAAATTCGGTTTTTTGGTTTTTCTCATAGAGAGCGAAGCCTAGAAGTTAAAAAATCAGAATTCATTCTTAACCAGCTACGGATGCCACTGAGGTATAAGCTGCTGGCAAAAACCATCGATTTTACAGTAAAACATTTCTAAATTAACCATGCCTGAATACTTCCACGATCAGAGTATTTGCAAATACTCTGATCGTGCCTTAGGTACTTTCTCAAGTTAATTAAATATTCTTATAACTTATAATGTTAACAATTTTTATATTTCAAGCTCAAGGCTGAATCTCTCAGTATCTTAATTCAACATCCACAAAATCATTGTATAAATAGCCAATCTATTCAGACCATTTTCATTATTTCGGCTGCTCCGGCCACTTAACATCAGGGACTAATGAAATATCAACTCTGTTCAACATCACTCTATATTTCTTCCATGCTAATAAAGCCTCTTTTTCAGCTTCTGTAGCAATATCTAAATCAACAGCATCTTGTAGTGGCGTAACGATATTATTAACTTTAGTTAGTAGTTGAAATTTCTCATATTCTGCTTTCTGTATTAATTCTTCTTTAGTCGCAGCATAAAGTAATATTTTATGACCGTCAAATATCCATTTCTCTTTGGTTTTCTCATCAAATCCTATCGGCGCATCATTCTTATTAATTTCTGCGACGGAAAAGCCAAGTGGCGCCAATTTAGATACATCTGTTGTTATTGCACGAATGAGGCCTGTCGCATCATACATGATTTTTAATGTATCTATTGAAAATTGACTTTGAGATCTATACCAATCATTGCCCTGCTTATCTTGAAGATAAAGCGCAAATTGAATAGCGTTTTCACTGTCAGGTATATATTGTTCAAATGGACCAACATTTATTAAATTCATTATTATTATCCTCGTACGATAGTGAACCATTGACCGTTACTAGAAAACTGCATAGGGCTAGAATAAAGCATCTCGGCAGAATCATCTCCATCTTTGCTATAAATTTCAGCACCAAGACGAACGCCAGTAATATAAAGATTATCCGACTCTGTTTTCGTATACTCTTCAATAGTATTAGCAGAAGGTTTATTTAACGTATTATATTCCTGAGCCCAAGGTGTCCATGGATTATCATGAAACTGGCTACGTGTATATACCCGGCTGCTATTATAGACGTAATAACGTTGAATGACGCCGGCTGCTTTCAATACAATAAGTGAACCCGCGAACGGTTCAGGGTAATTACTGCCATTTTTGGCATGGGCATTAGACTCTTGATAATAAATTCCCGGTGTTTTGTAGCTATCTAAATTCGCACTACCCCCTAAATTAATCGCCTGCCCAGCCAAGATATCCTGAGAGGTAATATTGATATCCGCAGCTAAAGCTTTTCCATTGACTTTACGGATCCCTGTAATATATCGAGCATCAGAGTCTGCTTTGGCATACGCTCCAACATCCTCAGCGGTAGGTTTATTCACCGCATTATATTCTCTAACCCAAGGGGTCCATGGATTATCATGGAATTGGCTACGTGTATATACCCGGCTGCTGTTATAGACGAAATAACGTTGAATGACGCCAGCTGCTTTCAACACGACAAGCGAACCCGCGAACGGCTCAGGGTAATTACTGCCACTTTTGGCATGAGCATTAGACTCTTGATAATAAATCCCCGGTGTTTTGTAGCTATCCAAATTCGCACTACCCCCTAAATTAATCGCCTGGTCAGCCAAGATATCCTGAGAAGTAATATTGATATCCGCAGCTAAAGCCTTGCCATTGACTTTACGGATCCCTGTAATATATCGGGCATCAGAATCTGCTTTGGTATATGCTCCAACATCCTCAGCAGTAGGTTTATTCACTGCATTATATTCTCTAACCCAAGGGGTCCATGGATTATCATGAAATTGGCTACGTGTATATACCCGGCTGCTGTTATAGACGAAATAACGTTGAACAACCCCAGCCGCTTTCAATACAACAAGCGAACCGGCGAACGGTTCAGGGTAATTAATTCCACTTTGGGCACTGGAATTATGTTCTTGATAATAAATTCCCGGTGTTTTGTAACTATCCAAATCCGCATTATTACCTAAATTAATCGCCTGTCCAGCAAAGATATCCTGAGAAGTAATATTGATATCTTCAGCTAATACTTTCCCATTAATTTTTCGGGTATTGTGTACCTTGGCATTAATATTGTCACGTAATGAATTTATTATTTCCTGAATAAGTTTTTGCGTAACAGCTAATGTGTCACTATTGCCTAATACATCGGTAAGCTGAACAACGCCTTTTTGTGTTAATGAGGCATTTGGCGCTTTTGTTGCAATTTCTTTTTCTAAAGCCCTATTTAATTGCTCGGTGAGTTTAGTTATATCACCATTATCTAAAACATCATCGCCAGATTGCGTCGCGATAAAATTAGCTATCATAGATGCGATTATCGATGATTGACGTAATACCTTGTTTAATAGATCAGCAGGAATGTCATTTAGCGTAAATCCAGTCTGCAAGCTCTGGTGTCCTTCATACTTTTCCTGGTTCACTATATTAGCACTATTACCAATAGAAAAAGCCTTAAAATCATTCTTGGCACTCATATATACTCCTTAAATTAAATAGCATTATTCACAACCAATATGTTTAATAATTGTTAAAGCAATCCTTCATAATTTACGGCAGTCATAGTTTAGTTCATAAAAACAATAATAAAATGTTCTTATAACTTAGAAGAATAATTATTTTTGTATAATTAGAAGCAATAAACAGCCAAACAAGTTGTAACTGGAAATATATCTAACCAATTGACATTCAATACATGAAACTATTCCATCGTTTTCATATATCAGACTGAATCTTTCAATATTATAATTACAACAACAATAAAGTATTGTATGAATGGCCTGTTTATTCAGGCCATTTTCATTATTTTAGCTCTTCCGGCCATTCAATATCAGGAGCCTGTTTAATGTCAATCCTATTCAGCATCACTCTATATTTCTTCCATGATAATAAAGCCTCCTTTTCAGCTTCTGTTGCAATACCTAAATCAACAGCATCTTGTAGTGGCGCTATTCTCTCACTGGCTTTCATCATAAGTTTTTGTTTTTTATCTTCAACATAATTCTGCGATTCTTCTTTTGTTGGTGGAGGAATATCTGCCCATGCCGGTAAACCATTTTCACTTGCTCTACGATATTTTCCTTCTGGCGCAGTATTAGCGGCATATTCTCGATAAATATCATCACTGACTTCTATAATATCATCGGGCAATGAACCAGAAGCAATATAATCCAGTTTCAATTCTACAGGGTAGAATGCATTTGTTTCCGCACTATAATAATACATAATTAATATCCTATTGCTAAATATCTCACTAAACAATTGGCTAGAGATCCTGTAGCATCTCTGCACGTTAGAATAAATTGACTTTCAGAGACGGCAAAAGCAGCAACACCAAACCCGTAATTACCGAAACTAGAATATGTTGCAACAATCTGGCCGCAAGCATTAGGAAATGGAATCGTAAAATTTTTGTAATCATCTTGCCTCATTGAAGCATTTGCCTGACCCCACTGAATAATTATTCCAGTGTCACCACATTTCCACCATCCATTTACTGCGAGTAGCGCTTTACTGCTATTAAATGCTGTTTTGATTTTTTGCCCCAAAGCTTTATCTAATTGTGTGGTAAGTTTGGCGATATCACCATCATCAAGAACATTATCACCAGATTGTGTCGCAATAAAATTAGTAACTACAGATGATACCGTTGACGACTGACGTAACGCCTTATTTAATACATGAATGGGAATATTCTCTGGTGGAAACCCGGTCTGCAAACTCTGACTTTCTTCATATATTTCTTGACTTATAATATTAGCGTTATTACTAGCAGCAAAAACTTTAAAATCATTTTTTTCACTCATACACATCTCCTTAAATTAAATAACATTATTACATAGAAACAGACTGAACTATTGCAAAGATAATTTCTCACAATTCCCATCAATAATAGTCTAGTTCATAAAAATAATAATGAGTTTTTTATGACCAAAAGGATTAATTATTTTTTTATAACTGACAGTAATAAATAATCCAACACACTACAATCAAAAATGCTCCAAAACCACGGTAGAAAAGACTTATTTATTCAGGCCATTTTCATCATTCTGGCTGTTCCGGCCATTCAATATCGGGCGCCTGTGAAATATCTACCCGATTCAGTAATACCCTATATTTTTTCAAGACTGTTAACAGCGATTTTTCATCATCACTTGCCATACCCAGATCAATAGCATCTTGTAATGGTGCTATCTGTTTACTTACCCTAAGTAGAAGTTGCTGCTTCTTATTTTCAGCATCGTTAATTCTGGTTTGCTGAATATCACTTTTCCACTTTTCTTCATCATCTGTCGAAATTAACCATTCTCCATCCCAATGATGATATTGCGAAGGTCTTAACTGTTCAGTAAAACCATCGGGAATAATGACTTCTCTATTCTCCTGTGATTGCCCTGATACAATATCGTAAATCGTGACTCCCCTTTTATTCTCAACAAGCGTCCATTGCCCTGATTTTTCACACGGCCAAAATCCATCTTTAAATGGTGGTTGTATTCGTAAAGCATTCACCGGAGGTTCACTGCCCGGATTAACATCAGCCGATCCAATAAATGGCCGATGTAGCTTAGTATTATCAAAATAATAATTTATCATTGCTTCGTTTCATGCTCCCAAATAAATTATGGGTATCATACTGACATTGAGCGGGCGATTTTCGTTTGCCGTTGGCACTACTCTTGAAGCATCAAAAGTGGCATATGCGAATTTGGCATATGCATCAGGAACATCCTTTTTCATAATACTTGCTTGGGAGGTCGCATTAACACCATAAAATGCTCCGCTGGTACGAGCAATAAACCCATCATGCCACAACCCCACATCGCCTGTCATGTTTCTAATTGCATCGCCTTGTATCACACCAGGATTCAAACCCGCACGCATGAATACCCCTCTCCCATCAACAAACAGATTAGGAAGGTTGATTTTATCACCAGTCTGTTTAATTCCCCATGCTGCCTTATATGCATCAGACAAATTATTCAATGCACTACCAACAATTGAATCAATCGCATAAACATCACCATTCGCAATATACTCCCCTTTAGCCAAATCTGATGTTGGATGTGCAGATAAATAGATATCACCTGGGCGTTTTGCTCCGACATCAATCGCAGAAATAGTAATATCCTCAGACAATGCCTTTCCGTTGATTTTCCGATTATTAGGCACCCTGCCATTAATATTTCCAAGCAACGAATTGACTATTTCCTTAACAAGCTTTTGCGTAACAGCCAATGTATCGCTATCACCAACCACATTGGTAAGTTGAACAATGCCTTTTTGTGTTAATGAAGCATTGGGAACTCCTGTTATGAATTTTTGTTCTAAGGCTTTATTTAATTGTAGAGTAAGTTTAGCTATATTACCGTCATCCAAAACATCTTCACCAGATTGTGACGCAATAAAATCAGCGACAACAGACGATATTGTCGAGGCTTGACGCAATACCTTATTTAACACATGAGTGGTAACAGTATATGGTGGGAATCCAGTCGGCAATTCTGAACTGACTTCATATAATTGCTGACTGACTACATTAGCATTATTACTAATAGAAAAAGCTTTAAAATCATTCTTAGGACTCATATATACTCCTTAAATTAAATAATATTATTTTATAAGCAATATATTTAATTACCAGAAAAAGTCTCCAGTAATTCATGTCAATCATAGTCTAGTTTAAATTAATAATAATGAAACATCTTTATAAATTAAATGATCAACTATTTTTATATGATTAGCAGAAATAAAAAATCCAACACATTGAAATTAAAAACATACCAAAAATAAAGCATATCTATTGTATTCAAATGAAACTTCCAAACGTTATTCATCATTATTATATTTACCCAAGTACATCAATGTATTAGTTCATAATTCACCAACCTAATTATTAATGTTAAGATTTTATATATCTCTAAAAATATTTAGTTTGTTTATCATTTAATACTAATATAACCACGAGATTAGCTTATTATTTTCACAACTCCGGCAAATATCAATATTTAATTTACCAAGGTAAATGCTAAGTTAAATTCTCCAGATAAAAACCAGCATATATATATTCATTATCTCACTGGAAACAACAAAAAGTCTTATCTGCTTAAACACAAAAAACCTTGCCTCGGCTTATACCTCACCGCGTCTGCACCACCGATCAGCATTCTATCTCTGTAAGATGCAGGCTTCCTGCTACTTAAAGTGCCATACAAAATTATTTTAATCATTAAAATAATTTTTAAAAACAACTTGACTCTGAAGTTTTTCTGATTAAAATCACCGACACAATTTAGATTTTCGTGAAAAAAATCACATTTTACCAATAAAGAGAACCTATCATGAAATCTGTCAAATCTTTTATCTCAAGTGTTCACGGCGTTGTTATCTATCTGTCAACACCTCATTTTCTTTAAGTTTTTATCCGATGAGTGAAAAGCCAGTTTCGAACTGGCTTTTATGCTGCGGAGCGGGTCAAAATTCTTGGCCTAATGACCAAGAATGTATAAGACAATAGTTAACTTACATTAATAACTTAATGCATCAAGCAGTCGTTTCTTCAATAATGCAACATCATCCACACTATTCTGAATCAGCAGAGTCAGATTGGCTACATCACTTTCCAGAGTTTCAATTCTCTCTTCCAATTGCTTATTCTTTGCATCCAATAATATTTCAAGCTTTGCCGATTCAGCATGTAATTGCTGACCATTAACTGCGTCAGTACTGTGATTTGAAATATCCCCGGCAGCAACATGCACAATCTTACGTTCATGGCCGGTTTTTCCTACAGAAACAACGTTCGGTTTATTAGCAATTGAATCTGCACCTAATGCAACGCTCCCTTGTTCTGTTGCAGAGGAGTGTTGACCAATCGCCACTGCCTGAGCCGCACTGGCTGTTACCTTTTGCCCTAAAGCGATAGAAGCCAGGCCACTGGATATAGAATCAGCACCAATCGCAATTGGCCAAACCACCTTCACATCACCCTGTTTACCCGCAAGTTGATTTTGCCCAATAGCAATAGCGGCTTCACTGATTGTTTTAGAATTCCGGGGCGAAGCACCAATCGCGATAGAATGTACTGCCGGCGCTTCTGCATGTCCAAGTACAACTGAATCTTTGCCAGTTATTTGATCAGCTACATTGGTATTTTCAATAGACAT